CTTTGGCTCTCCCACCGGCCCTGGTCGGGCCGACGCCCCCGGATCTATACCGGGGAGTTCCACCCGAGCTTGATGTTGACGCGCTCGGGGCGTCCAGAACGCTCCAAATGCTCACCTTCACTCTGCGGGAGGCTAACCCACAAAGTGGCATCATGGTAGACCCCTACGGGCCCACCCACTGATGCTCCGGGTTCAAGCCAAGGAAACTGGCTGTTAAGCTCAGTCGCTTCGGCTCCATTGCCCATCTTAAGTAAGCACTTGAGTAGGGCACCAGTCCCTTCCAGCTTATCGCTGGGAGGTTTGGCCGACACTACAAATCCCCTGACTAAGGGGACTTGTCGGCGTGGGCTCCACTTCGTAAAGCGATACCCAAAGGTCTCGCCAACGAAAGAGAGCCTGCCCAATACCGAGGAGTCAGGACCGACCGTCGGGAAGAACTTAATCAACCCTTCGATCTTATGGTCCAACCATCTCACGGTCCTCCAGTAACCACTCAAATAGAGTTGGTTCCGGAGGGTTACGAGAGATCCTACCTCGGCAGCATCCTGCAATCGCGTCGGGAACATACGGCGAACACGCGTCAAAGTGACGTCATGCCCGTCGTAATATTCCTTTCCGCAAGACTCTCTGAACTTTCCAGTCCAGAAAGACTTGCTCAGGTTAACTCGAGAGCCGAAAGCCTCGAGAACCTGAACGATTGTAGGCACATGGTCTACAGGGACAATAAGATCGTCCCCATAAACGCGCACCGACCCAGAAAGACGGTTTACGTCTCTCCGGGAAAGTGTCTCGTTAAGCGATCTCTGAATCCCTAGAAAGATCAATGTCGTAAAGACCATTGCTTCCATCGGGAAGCAGAGTGCTGAACCCATCGACGCGTATTTGGCAAGCCTTATCGGCTTGCCTCCTACGAGAGCCCGACGGGACCGGGAAGCATCGATAGCCCACGCTAAAAAGGGCCACCGAGCGACCATAGTCCTAACGAGCTCATTCGAGACACGGTCGGAAGCATCGCTCAAATCGAGCGTTGCGGTTCGGTTGTCAATCGAACCTTGACGAGCCATGGCCTGATTAGGGCCTTGATCGTCAAAACCGATCAACTTCTTCAGGAGTCTATCCCTGTTGAAGTTCAGGGTGAAATTGCCATAGATTGCCTGCTGTGCATATTGCATGCATACAGGTTCCATAGCAATAACCCGGGGTGTCTTGAGCGTCTTAGGAACAAGAGTTACTTTCACAGCTAACTCTTCTCCAGGTTCGAGGATGTTCACCCTATCCAAATCAGACAGAAAATGCCTGTTTGGAATAAGGTAGCTAGACGGAGGGAAGACCCTCCCTAGCCGGCTGGTCCAGGTCCGCTGAACCCATTTCTGGTTTCCCAGAACACGGTCAGCGGTAGACCCTGGTCCATGCTTTGGAATCAGCTGGTCGAAAAGGATATCTCTATCCATTCGACTAAACAGCTGCCCAAAAAGCAGCCCAGACATTTGTCTGAACTCATCGAGATCTCTCTCAGTGAGCCCAGCATCTGAGCGTCGAACATCCTGCTCACACTCGACATAGTCGCGCAATGCTGCAGCCTGACGTGCTGGGGAGCACTCAAGTTGCATCTTTCCAAACGTCAAAGTTAAAAGACGAATGGAACGAATAGCATCAATGCACGGCTCGTCGAGTAACGAGCCACTAATCCGGTCGAACACACGGTTGAGGAAACCTCCTAAAAACAGGGGGAGCCCTCCTCCACGTTCTTTTCGGAACGCGGAGTGGATACCGACCTGACTTTGGTCCAGCCATTTTTCGATGGCTTTTCCGTAATCAGGTAGGGTTATCGTTAAAAACGACAACCCCTCATGTTCGATCCGCCCCGAGACGGTATTAATGTCTCGGGTGGCGCTCGTGCAACATCTGTCAGCACATTCCTGTGCTAACAGGGACCAGAGTGACATCAGGCTTTTCACCTGTCCCCTTTGTTTCAAGAGGTAACCTCCTCTATCGAAGGTTCAGGATCCATAGCCTAAGTCACTAGAGTCTAGCCGTAGAGGAAGTGCTTTCGCGCTTCCTCTGACAGCCGCGACAACAGGTCCGCTACGTAGATGTATTCCTCCCCGCTGACTTTCCAGCCAGCGAGGCGGTTCTGCTCCGCAACGAGGGAATCGAGAATCCGGATCGGTTGATCCGGGTCGATCCCTTCGTGTACGTTGCAGACAACTACGTAACGCATCCGGGCGCGATTGCTGGTCGCCCACTCGGCGTTAGCCAAGCGAGTAACCTTCATCGCGTCCCGTAGATGGGGTGGGACGTACTCTCGTACGATCCTTCTCCCAGGGGTTGGACGTGACATTTTACTGTTACTACCTTCCTCGGGGAGATTCCCCGATCGTTGTTATAGGCTGCCTTCCGGCAAGACACCATGGAGCAATGTCTCTCGCGAGACACGAACGTGCCTTACGGCGAGAAAGTTACGTACCTAACCCGAGCAAAAGATGCTCGAACCAGGACGTATTAACAATCTCCCTGAAAGACAGGTGAACGAAGTCGAAGACTACGACCACAAGAAGGACGGTTTTATAACCGACCTTCAAGCGGACGGAGACCTCCGCCCCGTCACCTGACTCAGGACGTTCAAGACGACGAGCAACGACCGACTGATCGGGCCCTTCCGGGTTCGACTGGTCAGAAAGATGTTCGCCATCCTCGCCACTACGACTCGCCACCAAGAATCTTGGTGACGACCGCATTCGAAGCGGCTGTGAGCTGGGTGTTAAAACCCGTCCACACAGCCAAGGCCTCTGCGCCTGTATAGCCAGCAGGCGGAAGATCGAAGACCGTGTAAACGGCCATTCCGACCTTCACGTTTTCTGTTGGCTTAAAGACGTCAGCGGCCAACTTCGCATGGTCGATCCGGACCAAACGCCTCGTTCTCTTCCCATAGGTATGGGAAGCGAGGAGCTTGATCAGGCCGTCGCTACTCAGATACTCCGACTCCGTCTCATCCACGCTTACGCGCGGGAGCGAAGTCGTCGTACCCGAGATAGTTACGGTTTGTGGATCGGCTAGTGCCATAGGCATCACTCCTAGAGCTCGGTTCTCGAGCTCCATTGGCGTTTGACGCTGCGTAACACGTACTGCTAGCCTCGGGATATACCCAAAGCCGCAGCAATGGAGAGCTGAAAAGGCGACAACCCTTCCCAGCTGACCCCGAAACCAAAGGGGTTAGCTCGGCGGCGTTGCTTCGTCTCAGTTACGAGACTAATGCTACCGTCGAGGCGGGACTCCGGATTTTTGAATTGTTCCGGATTCTCGCGAGTATAGGTATCACGTATGATGGTATGTTCCATCAGATACCCATACTTCATAACAAGACCGTCGGTAGTCCTCGCGGAGACATTATTTAAAACATCTCCGATATTCGAGAACCAATCGACAGCCCAGCTCCACGGAGCGAGATCCCAGAGAACTTCTGGCGTAAGTGTTAAGCCAAACAACTGATTGGCTCTACTCGAGAACTTGCGTATCATCCCTCGGCTGTCATAGTCCGAGGGAAGGTGATACACAAAAGCTCCCGAGAACCACCTACGCTGTGAGGTTGACCTCACACGGATCACGTTCCGATTGGCGAAACCCGGACCGAGATAACCACTGTTATACGGACTAAGATACACGTCCGCAGTGGAACTATACACGGTTCGAG